TTCGGGAGTTGGCGTTGGCTGAGCGGGCTGAGGCTGTGGCTATTGAGATTGCGAAACGTAATGTTTCGCAGTCGGCTGACGGTGGTGTTTGATGGCTTCTCCTAATTCGGCTGTGCGTTCTGTTCAGCGTTCTGCGAATGATATCAAGCGTGCCCGCAAGCAGAAGGTTTCTTGGTCAATTACGGAGATTGAGCAGGAGATTGCTTGGCGTGTGTGGTTTCCTGAAATTCAGGCTGATTGGACGCTAACAGAGTTGCCTGACGAGATTGTGAAGGTGCTTCACGAGGGGTTTGTCAGGTTTTGTGAGGATAATCTGACTGTAAAGTTTCCTGGTGTTGGGCGTGTACCTTTGAAGTTGCGTGAGGCCCAGTCGCAGGTGGCTTGGGATTGGATCAAGTATCGTAAAAATATTTGTCTGAAGGCTCGTCAGATTGGGTTTTCGACGTTGGTGGGTGCGTTTGTGTTGTGGTGTGCGTTCGGCTGGGGCGACCGTCATATTGTGCTGCTTTCTAGGACTGAGCGTGAGTCGGTGGCGTTGTTGTCGAAGGTGCGGTACGGGTATCGTGGCATGCCTGAGTGGGTGCGGTTGCGTGGCCCGCAGGTGTTAGATCGTACCCGTCAGCAGATGACGTTTGATAACGAGTCTGTGATCCAGTCGTTGCCTTCGGGCAACGATCCTGCTCGTGGCGAGTCGCTGTTTCTTGTGGTGTTGGACGAGTGGGCGTTTCTACCGAATCCTGAGGAAGCGTGGGCTTCTGTAGAGCCGACTATCGACTTGGGTGGTCGTGCTATCGGTTTGTCTACGGCGAATGGTCAGGGCAACTTTTTTCACGACATGTGGCAGGGTGCGGAGTCGCAGTCGAATGGTTTTCATTCGGTGTTTTTCCCGTGGTCGGCTGTTGATTCTAGAAGCCAAGATTGGTATGAGTCGAAGAAAGCCGAGTTGGTTGGTAAGATTTGGCAGTTGCATCAGGAGTATCCGTCTAATCCGCATGAGGCGTTTATTGGTTCTGGTAACCCTGTGTTCGATATGGAACTGTTGGCACAGTTCCGTCCAGAGAACGGTATCGAATACACGATTTCTGGTGCAAAAGCCCGTGATGTTTCGCTGGTGGATGGGGGGCCGTTTATCGTGTTTGAGGCTCCGAACGATATCGACAGGTGGACGTATGTGGTTGGGGCCGATATTGCTGAGGGTTTGGAGCATGGTGATGCGACGGTGGCTTGGGTGTTATGTGTGAATACGGGTCGTCCTGTGGCGGTCTGGTATGGGCGTATTGATCCTGATGTGTTTGGTGAGTCGGTGTTGCCTGCTATTGGCTGGTTTTATCGGAATGCGCTGATTGTTCCTGAGGTGAACAATCATGGTTTGACGGTGTTGCGTGCTTTGCAACGGTCGAAGTATAAGTGGTTGTATCGTCGTCGGACGTTCACGAAGCGTGTGAATCGTGCGATGGAGTCGATGGGCTGGTTGACGACGCATACGTCGAAGCCGTTGTTGGTGGACGAGTTGGGGGCTTGGTTGCGTGATGTGGAAAACATCCCGCATTCCAAGACCCTTAGTGAGTTGCGGACGTTCACTAGGGCCGCTAATGGGCGTATGTCGGGTTCTCCGCATGATGACTGTGTTATGTCGTTGGGTATTGCTGTGCAGGGTTTGAAGTTTGCTCGGACTGAGCGTCATGTTTCTGAGGGTGATCCTGCTAGGGTCAAGGGTTCGTTTGCTTGGTATGAGAAGAAGTTGGATTCTAAGGGTAAAGATGGGTCGAAGTTGACACCGATGGTGTGACGTTTCAAGGGGATTATTGATGATTTGTGCTGCTTGTAATCAAGATTGGGATGAGGATCGGTTCAATCAGGAGTGTTCTACTCCTGATTGGTGTTTTCGTTGCCGTTCAAAGTCCCTTAGGGTTTCGTTTCAGGGTGGGAAGTCGTATTTCCATGAGGCTACTGAGGGTGAGCGTGCCCGTAAGGCGTTGGCTGAGGCTCGGGCGGCAGGTTTTGATCCTGTTCCTGCGGAAACTGGTAAGGGTTGGAATGGTGCTTCGGCGGGTTCGTTGAAGAAAATTGGTGAAGTATCCAAAAAGAATGGTGCTTTTGGTGGTAAGCCCGCAGAGAAGGTGGTTTGATGATGCAAAACTCGCAGGAACCGATGGTGAAGCCTGTTTCTGATCGTGAAACGGTCGAAAATACGCATGAGTACACTGTTCAGGGCTGTTATCGTCGTGTGAATGATGCGATGAAGTGGCGTAAGAACGCTGGTTTTGATGAAAAGTGGGCGAAAATCATCAAGTTGTACGCTAACCAGTACGAATATGATGAACTTTCAGGCTATGATGACATTGTTGCCCCGAATATGATGTTTTCTACTGCGAACGTGATTGTTCCTTCGGTTATGGTGAACTATCCGAAGATCACGGTGTCGGCTCGCCGTCCTGAGGACGGCATGAATGCCCGTATTGTTGAGGCTGTGTCGAACTATTATTGGCAGCATTATGATTTCCAAGAGGAAGTCAAGATGTTGGTGAAGGATTTTGTTGTTTTGGGTCATGGTATTGCGAAGGTCACTTGGATTCTTGAAGAAGAAGAAGTGGATGTGCCTCGTGACGAGTGGATTCAGAATGTTCAGGACATGCTGCTTCAGGTTGAGCAGTCAAAGATGAACGCCCCTGAGGGCGTTTCATTCCCTACCGAGGATGAGATTATCGCATCAGTGCCTACCACGAAAATGGTTGCTTCTGAGGATCATCCTTGTGTTGAACGTGTGTCGCCGTTCGATGTGTATGTTGATCCTGATGCCACCCGTTTGAAGAACGCTAGGTGGATTGCCCAGCGCATCTATATGCCGTTGGAAGAAGCGGTGGAGAATGAGGTGTATGCGAAGAAGGCACGCAAGAAGTTGCGTGGTACTGCTATGTCGCAGGCAAAGAAGGATTATGATTTGACGTTCTCTGGTGAGGAACGTGGCCGTGACGCCGATTTTGTGGTGGTATGGGAATATTATGATCTTCTAGAGGAAACGATGTGTACGTTTGCTGAAGGTTGTGACGAGTTCTTGATTCCTCCGACCGAGTTTCCGTATCCGTTTGGTCATCCGTTTGTGTTCATTATGAATCATATGATTCCTGAAAAGTTGTATCCAATGGGTGATCTAGAGTCGATTGTTCCGTTGCAGATCGAACTGGCGTTGACCCGTACTCAGATGATCAATGACCGTAAGCGGTATCGTCGCATGTACATGTATAAGCCTGATGAGATTGGGCCTGACGGTTTGGCTGCTTTGCTATCATCGGATGATAATGCGATGATTCCGATTGATTCGGATTCACCGTTTGGTGACATTATTGCTCCGATTGGTACGACTGCGTTGCCGCCCGAGTTTTATTCGCAGACCGCCATGATTTTGGATGACATGGATCGTACTTCGGCAGTGACCGAATATCAGCGTGGTTCTGCTTCCGAGATTCGTCGTACTGCTACTGAAGCGTCGATGATTCAGGACATGTCGAATGCTCGGTCGGCTGACAAGTTGGCTACGATTGAGCGTGGTATTTCGGAGATTGCTCAGCGTTGTGTCCAGTTGGCACAAGAGTTTCTTTCGACCGAACAGGTTGCGAAGATTGTTTCTTCGGACGGTCAGACTGATTGGGTTCCGTACACTAAGGATGATGTTGAAGGCGAGTTCGATTTCAGTGTTGAGGCTGGGTCTACTCAGCCTCAGAACGAGTCGTTCCGTCGCCAGTCGGCTATGCAGTTGTTGGATGCGATGGCACCGTTCATTTCGGCTGGCGTTGTCGATCCTGCAAAGTTGGCTGAGCATGTGTTGCGTAACGGTTTCGGCATTCAGGATACGTCTGCGTTTATTATGCAGCAGCCCCCGCCGCAGCCTGAGGCTCCTGCGGGGCCACAGGGCATGCCGCCTCAGGGGGCTATGCCTCCTGAGCAGGGTATGCCGCCTCAGGATATGATGATGGGTGCCCCTCAGGATATGCAGGGACAGTTGCCTCCTGAGATGATGGCTGCGTTGGCCGCAGGCCAGCAACCTCCGATGGGCTGATTGTTACGGTTATTGTTATATTTATAGGTTGTTGCATTTCTGCAACATAATTTTTTAGGAGAAAACTATGGCTACTATTGCTGAGTCCACCACTGGTCAGGTCGATGAGCGTTTCGACAACAAGTTCCGTACCGTCAATACTGACACCACCACTGCCCGCACCATTAGTGCGAGTGACATTGGTGCCGTTATTGTGTCGAACAATGGTTCGTCGGTGACGTTCACAATTCCTGAGTCCACTGCGACTGCTGGTAAGGTGTTCCCGATTGGTTCGTCGTTCCGTGTGTGCACGAAGGGTGCTGGTACGGTGACGGTTGCTAAGACTGGTTCGGATACGCTGACGGGTACGGCTACGGTTGCTCAGGGTGCTACGAAGTTGTGTGTGAAGATTGCTGCTACCGAGTGGTTTATCGGCTGATTATGGCTGCTAAGAAGGCTCACCGTGGTTTCCATGCGGTTCAGAAGGAGATTGCCCGTAAGCAGGGTATTTCTATGGATCGTGCTGGAGCCATTTTGGCGGCGGGGGCACGCAAGGCGTCCCCTGCCGCTAAGCGGGCTAATCCGAGGTTGTTGAAGATTTCGGGTGTGAAGAAGGTTGGCAAGAAGAAGTGAGTATCAAGCGGGGTAAGGAAACTTTTGCTGGCTATAACAAGCCGAAGCGTACTCCGAGTCATCCGAAGAAGTCTCATGCTGTGTTGGCGAAGAAGGGTTCTGCGGTGAAGTTGATTCGGTTTGGTCAGCAGGGTGTTTCTGGTTCTCCGAAGAAGGCTGGCGAATCTGCGAGTTATCGGAAGCGGCGTGAGTCGTTCAAGGCTCGTCATGCTAAGAATATTGCTAAGGGTAACATGTCGGCAGCCTATTGGGCTGATAAGGTAAAGTGGTGATTTTTATGGCAGCAAAGCGTATTCCTCGTAAGCAGATGGCAAAGAAGCAGATGGGTGCTGTGAAGCCTGTTGCTAAGAAGGCTGTTGCCAAGAAGGCTTCTATGAAGAAGCCGATGGCTTACTGATTTCTGAATCAACTAATAAAACTTTCTAAATCAACTAATAGAACACCCCCATTAGGGGATTCTAAGGAGAACAAATGAGTGATGATCTGATGACCATGTTCGATGAAACCATCTCCGACGGAGGTGACAGCATCGAACAGGTTGAGGAATCGTTTGGTAAGAACGCTACTGTTCATACTGGCGATACCGAGGTTTCCGACACCAATCTGGTGGAGGATGATGATAGCGAAACCGATGATACGGACATTGAATCTGAGGACGTTGAGGCCGACGTTGAGGATGATGCACCCGAAGATCAGTTCGATTTCGATTCCATCAAAGATAAGGCTGTTTCTGTTACGGTGAACGGGGAAACCTTTGAGGTTCCGTTGGCTGAACTGAGAAACGGCTACATGCGTCAGGCTGATTATACTCGTAAGACGCAGCAGATTGCTGCGGATTCGGATGTGATCAGGTGGGCGCGTGAAATGCAAAACGCTTTTCGCACCGATCCTGCTGGTTCGATTCGTGCGCTTCAGGAACAGTTTGGGCTGCTGGAGCAGAACGATCCTTATGAGGATATGGATGACGATTTCAAGCCGATTGTATCTGAACTGAAGCGTACCCAGCAAGAACTTGCAGAGTTGAAGCGTATGTCGTTTCGCACCGAGCAGGAACGTGTAAACGCTGAGGTTCAATCCGAATTGAATATGATGACTAACAAGTATGCTGATTTTGATCCGCAGCAGGTGTTGCCTATCGCTATTGAGACTGGTTTGTCAATGGAGAAGGCGTACAAGTTGTGGAAGGCTGATCAGATGGAATCCGATACTGCCGCTCAGGCTGCTGCCCGTCGTAAGGCGGAGGAAGCAGCGAAGAAGCGTGATGCTGCTAAGTCTGCTTCTAAGAAGGTGGCTAAGGTTGCTTCTTCTAAGGCGGCAGAGTCGGATGATTCTTGGAAGTCGTTGGATTCTTTTGAGGATATCTTTGCATACGAAGTCGAAAAGACACGATCCTAAAGGGGACATAAAATGAGTAATCCGAATTTTGACAACATTGTTGCAACTACCCTGAAGAAGTATTTCACTGAGGGTGGTAAGGCTGTTGATAACATTTTCAAGCGGTCGGCTGCGCTGGACTGGTTGAAGTCTACTGCTAAGTTGGATTCGCAGGGCGGTTCGTCTGCTGTGTTTCCGCTCCAGTACGCTGCCAACAGTTCGTTTCAGTACTACAGTGGCTACGATGCCCTGACTCCCGTTCACGGTGAGGAACTGGTCACTGCTGCCGAGTACAACTGGAAGCAGGCTGCGATCTTCATCCCGATGTCGGGTATGGAGGAAGCGAAGAACAGCGGTGACCGTGCGGTCATCAAGTTGCTTCAGACGAAGGTGGAGAACGCTGAGATGACTGCTGCTGAGCAGTTTGAGACTGCGTTCCTTCAGTATGATGGCACCGAGTCGTCGGGTAAGGCTTGGGGCGGTCTGCCGTCGCTGGTCGAATCGACTGGCACCGTTGGTGGCATCGACTCCAGCACCAACACCTACTGGAACGGCTACATCCCGACTACCGCAACCTATAGCCTTGCTCTGCACAGCAAGGCGTATAACACGGTGTCGTATGGTGGTGACGCTTGTGACTTCCAGATCACCACGCAGACGCTGTGGGAGACCTATGAGGGTAAGTTGCAGCCGAACCAGCGTTTCACTGATGCTAAGACTGCGGAGGCTGGTTTCACGAACCTGCTGCACCGTGGGTCGAAGGTTGTGTGGAGCGATTTGATGCCGTCCACGAAGTGGTACTTCCTGAACAGCCGCCACGTGAAGTTGGCTGTGCTGTCGGGTAACTGGATGAAGTTCCGTGGCTTTGTGGAGCCTTATGACCGTGACGCCAAGTACGGTCTGATCACCTGCTATGGTGCGTTCGGTACGAATGGCCGTCGTTACCTTGGCCGTGCGATCTGGACTCCCTGACCTTAGGGACGGTTTAGGCTGAGATGGGAGGGAGGGTTTATCCTTCCCTCCCATCACTGCTTTATGGAGGATGTTATGGATGTTCGGTTTGCTGTCGCAAAGATTCGTAAGGCTATCGCCGCTGCGATTGCTGTTGCTGTTGTCACGGCTGCTGGTCGTTTTGTTCATGTCGATGTGGCTGCTGTTGAGGTGGTTGTTGATGCGCTGCTCGTGTCGGGTTTGGTGTGGGCTGTGCCGAATGCGAAGGATTGGCACTGATGGCTGATTTGACGGTTACTTGGAAGGGTGCGGTTTCGTTTGATTCGTTTCAGGGTCAGCAGGCTGCTGTTCGGGATGCTGGGCATGTTTCGTTTGATGCTGCTGCTATGGCTGCTGGGTTTGATATTCGTCCAGTGCATGACAGTTCTGTGGAGTCTGCGTTTGGCGATGCGGTTCCGTATTCTTCAGATGCCGATTTTGAGTGGGCGGCAGAATATCAGGATTCGGTTGCTGAGGTGACTGGTGTGAAGGCTAAGGGTAGGCCGAAGAAGGGAGCCTGATATGGGTATGACTCTTGGTGATTTGCGAACTTTTGTTCGCAATCATGCTGATGCTGACATTTCGGATGCTCCTGATTCGTCGTTGGATGTGTACGCCCGTATTGCGTATAACGATATTCATGCTCGTATGAACTTTCCACAACTTCAGGTTGTGTATACGTTGACTACGGTTGCTGGTCAGGCCGAGTATGATTTTGTTGGGTTTTCAACTTCTGATTTGGATAAGGTTACTGCGGTTGTTGATACACAGAATCTTGGTCGTCGTCTGATTTATATGACTGAATCGGATGCCGATTTGGCGTTTGGTGCGCCTGTTGGTATGACTTCTGAGGTTGCTACCGCATATACGGTTCGGGATGGTACGCTGATTCTGTATCCGAAGCCGTCTACGTCTGGTAAGACATATACGGTTCGTGGTATCCGCAAGCCTGCTAGTTGGCCTGCGGGTGTTGGTGATATGCCTGATCTGCCTGATGCGTTGCATGAGGCGATTGCTTGGTACATGTTGTCATCCTATTTTCTGTCGCAGGAGGACACCCAGTTGGCTGGTGTGTATTTGGGCGAGTTTGAGAAAATGGTTGACAGGTTTGTGAAGAATGAGTCGATCAGGGATATTGGTGCCCGCCCTCATGTGATGGGTGGTCAGAACTATAAGCAGCCGTCGTTTTCTCGTTATGTGCGGGGGATGCTTGAATGAGGGCTTTTCCGAAGGTACAGTATTTTAACGATTTTACGGGCGGTTTGAATAATAAATCTGCTCGTCAGTCGTTGTTGCCGAACGAATCTCCTGATTGTCAGGATGTTGTGTTCAATGCTAGGGGCGGGTTTTCTTCCCGCCCTGGTGTCGCATATTCTGACGAGTTGTATTGGTCACCTAGTACGGATTCTGGTGTGATTGTTTGTGGTTCTGCGTTCAATGGTTCGACCGAATACATGTTTGGTTTGACTGGGCAGGGCCGTGTGTGGGAATGGGATGGTTCTAGTGCTCCGTATCGTAGTACGTCTACGACTACGGAGGCTTCTATGTTTTCTGCCCGTCCTAATCATGCTCTTTGGAAGGAGCATATCTATTTTGCTGATTGGGTTGATTCTACTTCTAATGTGTTGAAGATGGTCAAATATCAGGTTGGAACGCATTCGTTGTCGGTGTTGACAAATACGGCGAACAATAACTATACGCTGCCTACGGGTGGTAATGCCCCGTTGGCCCGTCATGTTGCTAACCATTCGGGTCACATGTGGTGGGCTGATACTACGGAGGGTGGCACTAGGTTTCCTAGTCGGGTGCGTTTTTCGCACCCGTTGCAGCCTGAGGATTTTGCTGACGCAGATTATTTCGATATTTTCCCTGAGGGTGAGGGTAATCCGATTACTGCGCTAGTGTCGTTTCAGGACATGTTGTTGGTGTTCAAACGTAAGGGTGTGTTTGCGATTTACGGGTATGATCGTAGCACGTTTGTTGTGCAACAGTTGTCTACTGTTGCTGGCACTCCTTCTCATTATGCTGTGGATTCTAATTCGGGTGTGTGCTATTGGTGGTCGAATGATGGGAATGTGTATGCGTTCAATGGGCGTGGTGTTGTGCCTGTTGGTGAACGTATTTCTGGTGTGGTGAATGAGAAGAAGATTGTTGATTTGAATGACTGGTATACGAACACTTATGTTGTTTGGTCTGGTTCACAGTTGCTGGTTTCGTTGGCGTTGAATAATGAGGATCATATGTGTTTTATGTATGATCCTGCTATCGGTAAGACTGGTGCTTGGACGAAATACAGTTTGAAGATTACGTCGATGATGTTTTGGCGTTCTACCGATGTTGATTCTCGTGGCGTGTATATGACGTTGGGCGATGGTGTCAACGGTTATAACACTGGTTTGTATAACATGATTGATCCTGATGTGGCTACTGATGAGTTTGATAGCGGTGTGTTTACTGCTATTCCAGCCTATTATAAGATGGCTTGGTTTGTTGGTCAGGATTCGGCTACGTCGAAGCGGTGGAGGCGACCGAGGATTACGGTCGCTTCCACAAATACTGGTGATATGTCATTGGGTATCTATTATGATTTCAACGAGTCATCGGCCCATAAGACGATGGTATTGCCTGTGACTATTGAAACTACTGGTGGTAGCATGGTGTGGGATGATGGCACTGGCACGGTTGGTTCTGATTGGGATGCGGCGGCTTGGGCTGGCAATGCGGATGATCCTTCTTTCGAGTTTTTGAAGGGTGCTTCCATTGGTCGTTCTCATGCGATTTTGCTAAAGTTTCAGATGCCAAATCATGGTTATCGTTGGTGGGTTGATTCGTTTAGTGTTCCTTATGTTGATAAGTCTTATAGGTGAGGTGCTGTTATGGCTGCTAATGTTTCTGTGACCTATGATTTCAGTTCTGGTACGCCCGCTGTTGCGGACGATGTTGATCAAAACTTTGATGATATTGTTACTTGGATCAACACGAACGCTGTGCATTTGGATGCTACGAAGGCGTTTACTGCTGTGCCTTCTGGCCCTGCTAGCGACCCTAGTTCTGATAATCAGTTGACTCGTAAGGCGTATGTGGATAAGAAGTATTTTGTTTGCACATCTTCTACTCGTCCTGCTAGTCCTGTTGATGGGTCGATGATTTATGAGACTGATAAGGATCGTGTGCGGGTGTATAACGGTTCGGCTTGGGATTTGATGGCTGGTGCTTCTGGTGCTGTTGCTACTGGTTCGCATACGGTGACGAATGCGTTTACGTTGGCGTTGCCGTATGCAACTGAGGTTTCTGACACGGATTCGTATTTCACTGCTGGTGGTACTACGTTCACGGTGCCTGAGGCTGGTTTGTATGCTGTGTCGTTGTCGCTGGTGCGTACTTCGGGTACAGATTTTGCTGACGGGTTTGGTAGTTCGTTGGAAGTTTTGACTTCTGCTAAAAGTTTCTTTATGGCTGAAAGTGCTTTGAATAACTATTCGGCTACTTTTGTTGTGCGTTTGGCTGCTTCTAATACGGTGCAGTTGAAGTTTACGAATGCTACTGGTGGTTCTACGTCGTTTACGTCGTGGGTTTCTGTGCAGCGTATGGGTGCCTGATGACGTATACTTCGCCTGTTCGTAACGACTTTGATGACAAGCGTATTCGCTTGGCGTTGTCGGCTGTTGATAAGGCGATTGCAGATTTGCAAACTGCTGGCGCGACTGGCCCTACTGGCCCTACGGGGCCAACGGGGCCAGCGGGGCCAACTGGTGACACAGGGCCAGCGGGTGCTACTGGAGCGGCTGGAGCCACGGGTGCAACTGGTGCAACTGGTGATCAGGCTGGATACAAATACAAGTATTCGACCGCCACAACTGCTACTCCTGCTTCTGGATATGTTCGTTTGAGCAATGCTAATCCTATTTACGCTACAAATATTTATGTGAACAAAGCAGATTTTGGTGGTATCCAACCCAACTTTTTGGTTTGGGATGATTCAACCTCTACTGTGCTAGGTCAGGTGTTTATCAAACGACCTGACACTGGTGCGGGCTACATTCATAACGTGTTCAATATTACTGGTGCTATTACTTATTCTAGTGTGAATAGCACTTATACGATTCCTGTTCAGTATGTGTCTGGTGCTTCTGCTGCCAGTAATGATGATGTTGTGTATCTAGAGTTTTATCGTACTGGCGACAAGGGCGATACTGGAGCAACAGGTGCGGCGGGAACAAACGGAACCAATGGCACAAATGGTGCTACTGGTGCCACTGGCCCGACAGGGACGGCGGCAACAATTGCTGTAGGAACAGTCGCTACGGGTGCGGCAGGGTCTACTGCTACAGTCACTAATTCGGGCACTAGTTCGGCAGCGGTGTTTGATTTCAGTATCCCCACGGGAGCCACGGGAGCCACGGGAGCCACGGGTGCTACTGGTGCTACTGGAGCAGATGGGGCTACTGGGGCTACTGGTGCGGCTGGTAGTGTTGTTTATGCTAATGGAACTTTCAATATTTCAAACACAACTTCTGGTGTAAACTTTTTATCCACAACTTTGCCCGCTAACCCTGCTGTTGGTGAGATTTATAAGGTTACCATTATTGGACAGTATCTAAATAACTCTGGATCAAACAAAACTTTGGCTGTAAACCTTGTATTTGATACGGTAGCAATTGGTGGGACTACCACCAACTTGGCAACCTCAACAGCAAACAGATGGTTGAAGTGCGAATTTCTTATCTATGTGAATGGTACTTCTTCTCAGGATCTTTCAGGATTCTGTGTGATCGGCCCTGCTAGTGCTAGCACTTGGGCTACTAACAACCAGATGCTGGTGAACGGTGCTGCCGCTACGGTCAATATGTCTACGGGTAAGACTTTGACGTTTGGTATGCAGCATTCTTTTGCCGCTACAACTGTTTCTGTTTCTGGTTCTTATCGTGTTGAACGGATTTTGCCCTAAAGATAGGGTTTTAGTGACGAAAGGTGACAATAGATATGGCATGGTTTGATCTAGCATCCAATGAAGCATCTCTGAAAAACCAGTATGCGACCGATTCCGCTGCACAGGAATTCGGTCGGATGCTAGGTCAGCAACGCTATTCCCGCCAGTTGGCTGACATGAACAAGCAGTATACTCGGGGGTTTCCGAAGTTTACTGGTCAGTGGGCACGCCGTTTGGGTTCGGGCGTGGAGTCGGGTGTGTTCAAGGAGGGTCTTGGGCAGAATGTGTCTGATTATAATCAGGCTTTGCAGGATGTTCAGACGGAGGCTTCCCAGTTTCAGTCGCAGTTTGCGTTGGAGAAGGCTGCTCGTTTGGCGGCGTATCAGAATGCGTTGCAGATGTTGCGTGAACAGTTTTATCGTGGAAATGTAGGTGTATGATGAGTGATGCAGCATATGTTGTTCCTACTTGGCGTGGACAGTTGGACGCTTCTACTGGATTGTTCGTAAATAATCCTGCTTATAAGATGATGTATCCTCAAAAGTATGAGGCTGTTTCTCGCACTCCTATTCCTACTGGTGTTGTTCCTGTTTTCCCAAAGTCTCCAATCAATCCTTCTACGGCTAAAGGATATTACACTGGCCCCCGATTTTTGACTCCAGATTTTCCTTCAATGGCTGGTGAGTCTGCTCGTCAAAATACTGCTGTTGGCACTGATACTTCTTTCTATTCTGCAAAAGATTTTGCGGAACTGAAGTTGGCTGAGGAAGCAGCCCGCCGTCAGGCCGAACTTGATGCTATGGGTCAATGGGATATGGGCAATCTGGATGGTGGCGGTGGCGGCAGTGGTGGCGGTATCAGCCGTCAACAAATTGCTGACGCTATCAACCGCATGGTGGAAGCGGCCCGTGGCGCACAGAAGGAAATCAACACTGCTTACGGTACTGCTGGTAGCGAACTGGACAAGTTGATGCAGCAGTATGCTGCATCTGCTCAGGCGCAGCAGCAGGGTGCTGGTCAGACATTGCAGGCATTTGGTGTTGATCCTGCCATGTTGAATGTTGGTGGCATGTCGCCAACAGATTTGCTGGTCGCTCAAAAGGCTAATCTGGCAGCGCAGCAGGCTGCACAGAATGCGGCTATGGCTGATCGTATTGCTGCTTATCAGACGTTGTTGGGGGCATAAGATGGCTGATTTGAATGATACTCAGATGCAGTTTTTGTACGGGATTTTGTCGAAGATTCCTGGCAAGACTCAGCAGCAAAAGTTGAATTATCTTCAGGATTGGGCTAAGGGTTTGAATGTTGACCTGTTTGGTCAACCACAAGAGTATGTGCCTCAGACTGCTCCTGTGACCTATAATGCTACTGGTCAGATTTATGGGAACAATGAGGCGTTGATGAAGATGTTCAATTCGATTGAACAGCAAGGTCTTGATCCTATTACTGCTGCAAAGTTGGCTGCTGAGAAGTATCCTGAGATGGCGTATGATCCGATCAATAAGACGGGTGTAAATTTTGAAGAAATTGCTACACAGTATTATCGGGATAAGTTGGCTGCCGATAAGTCAATGGCAGAGTATGCTACGGCTGAGGCTGACCGTCAGCAGGCTTGGCAGCAGGATCAACCCGCTACGTTGCAGGACTTGTTTACAGATAAGTATTCTGCTTTGTCCGAGGCTGCTGGTCAGCCTGTGACTGCTGATTTGTTGTTGAAAAAGTATGCTGAGAATGCTATCAAGCAGCGTGGTGGGGCTTCTATGGGACAGAAGGCTTTTGAGGAAAAGTTGGCTGCATATATGAAGCCTGATTTGCAGAAGCGTTTGGAAGCATACAAGTCTGTGATCGTTCCCACACAGCAGGGTGAAAGGCTGTTGGGATATTTGCCTTCGTTGAAGATGGGTGGCTGATATGGCTGCTGATCAGTTTGATGCTATCAGAAAACTGTTTGGTAATGATGGAACCACTACGGGTGGTTCCATTCCTAGTACTGCACCTAAGTCTGCTGGGCCTGTTGTGTGGGGTACTGGTGAAACTTTGGACAGCATGCCTAGTCGTGCCCCTAGTGGGGGTGGCGATAGTTCTTGGTTGGATGCTATTGGTGGCGGTATCAAGTCTCTTGGTATGGGGGCTTTGGAAGCGATCAATCTTCCTGCTTCATTTTTGCGTTCGGGTATGAAAGAGATTTCGGACACGATTGTTTCTTCTGGTGCTGGCAAAACTGCTTTGTCGTGGCTTATGTCTGCTGGCGATTTGTCGCAGCAAGAAGCCTATAATCGGCTTCAGGATCAAGTACGTCGTGAGAATGTGTCTGGTTCACTTTCAGAGTTCTGGAAGCAAGGCAAGGGCGGCTATCAGTCTGCTGATTATCTGAAAGATATTGGCACTCCGATGCCTGACAATTGGGCAGGTAAGGCTGGTTTGTTTGCTTTGGATGTTGCTACCGATCCGCTGGTATATCTTAGTGGTGGTGGGGCTATGGCGGGCAAGGGTTTCTCGCCCACTTTGAAGGTTGCTGTGGATGCTGGTAATAGTAAGATGATTGCTAAAGCGGTTTCTACTGCTGCACATGATGCTGGATTTGCCAAGAATGCTATTGGTTCATTTGCTGATGATGCGATCAACCAGTTGATTGTGAATGCAGAGAAGATGGGCCGTGGTGCTTTGACTTCTGGTGCGTTGAAAAAGGCTGGTATTGATGCTGCCATGGCAGAGAAGTTGGGTATTGGCACGTTGCAGAAGCGCGTACTGAAGTACACGGTTGGTGGCAAGGCTTCTACTAAGGTTGCTGAAGGTTTCGAGGGTGTCAAGGGTTGGGCTAAGTCTGGATTGCGTGGTACCGAATCTGCTTCCAAGTTGCGTGAAGCCTTTTTGACTGGTAATGCTGGTGTAAAGAATTATTATAAGACGATCTATAATGAGACTGCTTCGTTGGGTGAGAAGGCTGCTGCTTCGATTGCGAAGGGTACAACGAATGCGACTCTCATGTCGTATCGTCTGTTTTCTAAGTTGGCTGACAATCGGATTGCAAAGGCTTTCAAGGAAACTGTTGATGGCAAGTCGTGGTTCAAGTTGTCGAAGGAGCAGGGTATTGCTGCGACGCATGAGATTGAGGCTGGTGTCCAGTCTGCGTTCCATGATGTTCCTAGGAAGCAGTTGCGTCAAATCTTTGATGAGGCAAAGGCTGCTGGTGTCGATGTTGGCGATTTGGGTACAAACTATTTGCCGCACAAGTTGACTGAGGATGCCGTCAATTTGGCGAAGAAAAATCCTGAAGTTGATAATATTATTACAAAGAATTTGTTTACTGAGGAAGGTTTCCAAAAGACTCGTGGTTTGGTTGCTGGTAGCGAGTTTTTGGGTGAACCTTTGGTTGAGGGTACGATCAAGGAAATCAATGATCGTATGATGGCTAAGTATGGTATCAAACTGTTCAAGGATGATATTCGTGAAATCATGCCAGCGTATGTGAATCAGGTTGCTGAGGCTGTTGCTAGGGCTGAGCAGATCAAAATGTTCAAGCAGTTAGGTTTGGCCCCTGAGATGACTGAGCGTGTTGCTAAGTCTACTACTGCTGATTCTAGGGTTGTTGCGAAGATTGAGGCGTTGAAGAAGCAGATCGCTAAGACTGCTGATGATGAGGTTGTGCAGTTGGCGAATGGTGCGAAGGTTCGCCGTGGCGAACTGAAGCGTATGCGTGGTGTGCTGATTGATAAGAAGAAGGTGTTGAACCAGCGTATTGCTACTATTGAGCATACTATTGCAGAGTATGGTCGCCGTAAGACGGCATTGGAAACTGCTGCTGCTGCTGTTGAGCCAGAGTTGTTGGCCGCTCAGGAAGCGGTAACAAAGTGGACTGCTGTCGCTAAGGCTCAGCGTGGTTCGTTCCGCAAGTCTGCTTTGGCTAGGGTTCGTGAAGCGGAGAAGGTTGTTGCTGAGAAGCAGGCCCGTTTAGAGTTTTTGCAATCTGAGATTGATAAGATTTTCAAGCGTACTGATCTTCCGATTTCTGGTAAGGTTACTCAGGCTAAATCTGCTGTTGATGAGGTTCGACAGTTGCGGGCTCTAAAGGCTGAGAGCCGTGATTTGGCTGCTCAGGCTGACGAATATTTGTTGAAGCAGAATCCGATTGGCACCCGTAGTGTTGGCACTACGGGCGATATTGCTGTTGCTGATGCTAGTGAGCGTGTTCATAATCTGGTGTTGCAACGTCAGGGTTTGTTGGATGAGGCCGAGTCGGTTGCTAATGTTTTCAATTTTGCAACCGCTAATAGCGAACCCGTGTTGGCGCATTTGCGTGAGTATATGAGCGAGTTGGATCAGGCAATCAATGCTACGACTGGTATGCGTAGCATTGGTGACAGAGTGTCAAAGGAAGCGGCGCAGGAGATGCGTACCCGTTTGGACACGGTATATCAGGTGTTGTCTAGGAATGGTGAGAGTGTTGAGTCGAAGTTGATTGCTTCGGTTGAGGC